GTCGGTGTGGCGATCGGCAGATGCAAACCAGCCGACAACACAGGCCTCTCCACGCCACCGATGACAACGGTGCGGGTTGCCGTGTCGGATCTTTGCGCGGACGGACCCTGGATTTTGCAACGTGACGTGAACAGGGTTGTGTACGTGGGCACCTCCTCGCCGTCGGAGTTCGGCGCCGTGTGCCCTGTGGGACGGTAAGCGGTCCCAGTGTCGGGCATCTGGGACTCCGCGAAGACGCGGCCCCTGGCGATGGTCGCCTCAAGACTCACCGAAAGCCACCAGCCTCACACTGCTCTGACGGCGACGTCCCGGGGTGATGTCGGCCAACTCGTCGGAGGTGACGTGGAGCGCGCCGGACGACACGAGAGAGTCACGGCGGTAGCGGTAATCATCGCCGGCTTCCTCGAGCAGGCCCTCGGGGTTGCGGAGCAGCCGGAGCACGATCGCGGAGACGACGCGGACCACGTTGCCCTCGGACACTGTGGTTGCGGTCAGGTCGGCCTCGAGGTTGGGGCGGCGGCCCAAGAGGAGCCACCACGCATCGGCCAGGTAGGCGGTCGCGTTGAGCGTCTCCTGGGTTGAGAGAGGGCGCCATCGCGCTTCGAGGTCACCGACGACCGCCGGGTTCGCCATAACGCCCTCCGCTCTACTTTCCGCGCTCGGTCTCGGGCGTCGGCTTGCCGGCGTTCACACCCGACAACGTGTAGTTCTCGAGCGGGGTGTCGTCCGGCGCTGTGCCGAAGTAGCCCTTCTCGGCGGCCTCGTCGAACTTGGCCTGAACTTCGGCCTGCCCGGCGTCGTCACCGGCTCCAGAACTCGTCGGGGTCGTCTTTGTTGACTTCGTCATAGCTGTCCTCTCCGATCAACGGGATGGTTTGCCCGGGCAGCAACGCGGCCCAAGCGGATTTCGCCGCGGCGGCGGCCGCCTCACTGGCGGGGGTCAGGTCAACCGCCGAGTCCCAGGCGTTCGCCACCTGTTCTCTCGGTCGGCTGTCGCGACCCCGCCAGCGAAGCATCAGACAGCCGCGTCGGTGACCTGCGCGTAAACGCGGGCGCTACCGGTGGTGGCGGCGGTCCCCGTCTGCGCGTAGGTGACCCTCAGCGTTCCGGCGGCGGTCTCGGCCGCGAACGGCCCGAGTCCACCGGTGGGATACACCGCGGGGGTGGCCGGGGTGATGTTGCCGGCCGCAAGGTACTTGTTTGCGGTCGTGCCGTCGCCGACCGTGAGGACGTTGGTCGTCCCGGCGTTGAACGCCGTCACCACCTGCGCCCAGCACCGAATGACCACGTCGCCGACGGCGAGCGTTTCGAGATCCACCGTCGAGGAGCCGAAGGGGATCGTGGCCGCAACGAGACGGACGGCGCCGTACTCGCCGGCGGCCGACTCTCTGAGTGTTGCTGGCATTTCGTGACTCTTTTCTGTGGGAGTGGAACCTGGGGCGGTTGGCGGTTGTCTTGCGGGGAACCGCCAACCGCTTGGGTCAGGAGGCCGGCGAACGCAGGACGGCGAACGGCGAGCGACTGGCTTCCGTTCCCTGGACGTAGTTGATCGGGTTCGCCACCGCGTAAGCGGCCCTGAACACGAGCCGCAGAGCGACCATGTCCTGTTGCGGGAGGTTGTACACGATGGCGCCGGTGTTGTCGGTGATGACGCCCTCGGTGATGAGCTTGTACGTCATGTCCTGACGGACACCGACGACGAGCTTGGTGAAGTCGCCGACGAGCAGCTCCGCCACGCTGAGACCTGTCGGCCACAGCCCTGGGAGGGCGTAGGCCGGGGTCGGCACGTCGGCGGGCAGCGCGATCGTCTGGCCGGTCGTGTCGCGGACCTGACGCAAACGTGCCTTCAGGGTGACGTTTCCGACGGCGCCGTTCGGCACCATCCCGTCGGCCTCCAGGGTGCCCACGACGTCAGAGATGTCGCCGTGGATGCCGCCGGCGGAGGCGGCGTTGGTCCCGCGTGCGATGACGTTGCTCGCGGCGACCGCTTTGCCGACGAGGTTGCCCTCGGTGGCCCAGGTCGTCGGGGCGCTGGTGCCGAAGATGACGGCCGCGTCGAGTGTGCGACAGATCGCGGCCTCCATGAGAGGCTGGATCGCCCCCCACACGTCGTAGCCGGAGTCGTCGAGCACGGACTCGGGGATCGGGACGATGGTCGCGATCTCCTCGACGTACATGTACTTGTTGGCCCACGCGGCCTGGGTGGTCTGCTTCAGGCCGGTGTCACCCGAGACGAAGTAGGCGGTCGGGAGGGCTGACAGGACGGGGAACCGGGTCTGGTTCCGCGACATGGGGATGCGGGTGCCCAGCCCCAGGACCGAGGACTGCGCGGAGAGGCTCGTGAGCATCGCCGTCGAAACCTGCTCGGGGACGAGTGACGCGGCATTGGACCGCGAAACAAGGGAGTTGTACGGCATGGTGACCTCCTAAGGTCATCGGGGTTGCACAGCGAGGCCAGCCATGCCGACTGGTGCTGCGTGGTCACGCTCGGCCGGCGGCCGCGCGTATCATCTGCGACATTCCTTGTGTTGCCGGAGGCGGCGTTCGTGTGCCCCCGTCGAAGTTCGGCGTGCCGTCGGGCGGCGCGGGAACAAGTCGCTCGACTGCGGCCTTGATCGCCGTGTCGTCCGGCTCTCCGTCGTCGCCGACGAACTTGCCCAGATCGACATACTCCAACGCGGCGGCGGTGTCGAACTCCTTGTTCCGGCGCCCGGCCAACGCGTCGAACGAGGTCCGGGCGAGGCGGGCGCCGTACTCGGTCTTTGCGGCCGTGCGGCCTCGGGTCTCCGCTTCAGCGACCGCGCGGTCCGCCTCGGACATTGCGGCAAGGCGCGCCTTTTCGGCCGCCTTGGCCGCGCCGCTGTTCTCTTTGGCGCGGGCTTCCCACTTGCGGGCTTCGGCCTTCCAGTCCGTCTCGTCTTTCGCCGGGTCGGGCTGTTCGGCCTCGTCTTTCGACGTGTCGCCCTGTTCGGATGCTGCCTCTTCGGATGCTGCTTCACTCATTTTTTTGCTCCCATGCGGGATGTCGGCTCCGTGCGGAGCCGGGGGTCTATGTGATGTAGCCGAGATCGCGGAGCATCTGGATCGCTTCGTCGCGGGTCTTGGCTTTTCGGTAGATGCCCTCGGGGGTGAGGAGTCTGGCGCGTTCGGTGACGCGGAACCGGTCGGGAAAGAACGCGAGCAGGTCTGGCATCCCGGGCGGCAACGCCTTGTGCCTCACTTTCTGGAGCACCCGCTCACGGGTTTCGGTCGCCGTGGTGGAAATCCCCCGGTAGGCGTTGACGACCTGGCCGATGTTCGCGCCATCCTCGATCGCTTTGACCTGCGCCTCAGTTAAGTCTGTGATCTCACCGCGCCGGTAGGCGTCCATCGGGTCGGTGATGAACCCCTCAGCCCGCGCCCAACCAAGATCCTCCACCGGCATCCCAGTGCAGTCACAGTTTGATACAATAAGGCCATTGGCTGAGTACCAGCCCTCTGACGAAGTGAGGTTATAGACGTGGCCGCTCCACTCGACCCGGCGAAGTTCGACGATGCGATCCAGCGATACTTGGCCGGCGAGCCGCAGGTGAAGATCCTGGCCGACGTAGGCATAAGCGGCACGAGTCTCCATCGAGAACGCGCCCGCAGGGGCATCCCACCGCGGAGCATCTCCACCATCCCCGACGATGACATCGCGGCGGCGTACCGAGCCGGTGAGAGCGAGTACGCGCTGAGCCTCCGCTACAGGGTTGCTCGAAACGTCATCCGCAAGCGCCTGCAAGACCAGGGTGTCGAGATCCGAGACATGTCCAAGGCTGGCAAGGTGCGCGCTCGCCGCATGAGCCCCGAGGAGCGACGACGACAGGCCGCCGCCGCACATAATGCCGCACGAGGCAGTAAGCGAACTGATGAACAGCTGGTCACTCGCGCCCAGGGCACCGAGTCCCGCGGTCTCTGCGATTCGCCGGGTGAGTTGTACCTGTTGGGCCAACTCAAGGAGCGCGGGCTCGACCCGATCCCCCAGAAGGCCATCGCGAAATACAACGTCGACCTCGCCGTGGCCCCCGTCGCCATGGAAGTCCTCGGCGGTGGTTGGCACCTCGCCAAGCGACACCATGCCACTCGAACGCCAGACATCCTCAATGAGGGCTGGTGTCTGCTGTTCATCTGGAACCATGAGGGCAGTAGCGCCCTGACCGCCAAGGCTGCTGACTACGTGGTCTCCTACTTGGAGGAGATTCGCCGGAATCCAGCCCTTGTCGGTGAGTATCGGGTGGTTGCCGGTAACGGGCAATTCCTTGCCAGCGGCCGTGCTGAAGATGACAAGTTCCCCTTGGTACCACCGCCGCGTGGCCGCCTCGCTTGAGGGGCCAGAGACCGTCACGCCGGCTGGAAAACAGCGCGGGTGGCGAGGGAAGCCCGCATCCCACCGGTACCAACGGCCCGCGAGAATCGCGCACCGCTGACACGACGGCGGATTCAAAACCCGAACCTGGCCCGCCAATTTCGGGCGGGCGGCGGTCATCACACCCACCGCTTGCCGCGCGGCGTCGGCAACCTGCGAGGCGACCATCATGGCCAGCCATGAGCCGCCCGTGGCCAACGCCTGCCGGGTCGCCGCACCGCCGGCCACGTCGATCTTCGCGGCGATCACCGCGAAATACGCCAACGTGTCCAACCGCCTGCCGTCCGAGGCGACGGCGACCAGGGACTCGGGCTGAAACTCCCCAACGGGACGGTCAGGGAGATTAACCTGCGCGAGGACCTTCGGCACATACTCGGCGGCGGCATCGGCCATCACCTTCTGCGCATCCGTGAGGATCGCGAGGGTCACGGGGCCAACCCGCGCCCAGGACGCGTCGAAGTTGTCGCCCATCCGGCCCCACGCCCGCGCCACCTCGTTGCCAGCGGTCTTGTTGACCCGCTGCTGCAAGGCGTAGAACTCAACCGCCGCTGAGGGCAGCATCACGGACCGCCTTCACGCCAACCGACGCCGCTGAACTTGCCGCCTTCAGGTCGTCGGCCTCAAGCTGCGCGATCTGAGTCTGCGTGTACCCCATGTCCTCGCGGCCTTGGCGCACCGAGGTCAGCCCGGTGGCCACCCGCTTAATGACCGCGTCTGTCAGCTCACCCTCGGTGCGGAACAGCGGGTTGGTCCAGATCGTCTCCATGCGGGCGTCACCGGGATCGGAAAGGTTCGCGGCGCGTCGGGTAATCCGCATGGTCTCTTCGGCGGCCTCGCCGTACGGCCGGCGACGCTGCTTGACCTTGGAGATCAGGCCCGACTCGGACGCCTTGAGGGTCTCACCGTTGACGTTGCCCGGCATCTCGCCGAGCAGGTACTGCGCCGGAGTGCGCGACCGCGAGGCGATGTCCTTCACGTCCTCACGCTTGGCTGCGGAGATAGGTTCAAGTGGGGCTACCGCGAAGTTTCCGAACTTCGTCTCGGCAACGTCCGTCGTGACCATCCGATTGCGGCCGAACTCGACCGTGTTGGGGTTGCCATCGTCGTCCTCCGCGGGCCACGCAGAGGCGTACTTCTGCGGGTCGACGCCGAACTCCTGACCTTGAAGCCGGTCGAAGATCGTCTTATTGACCCGGTCCTGAATGTCGGTCAAGTCGTACAGCTCGGAGACGCCACCCGTGAGCAGTCGCGGGTTGTTCGGGATCTCTACCATCGTGACTGTTTTTAACGGGTTCCGCCGGTGCCCGTTCAACTGCTCGCCGGCGACCTCGCGCTCAACCCAGCGTGGGGCAGGGGTGGGCCCGTCGCCCCTCGGCGCGGGCGCCTGGAACTTGTAGATCAGGTCACCGGCTGCGATCTGCAACGTGGCATGAACTTCGCCGGTCCAGTCGTCGTCCCACACTTTCAGGGACGACGCGCGGACCCGCCGATTCGTCCCCGGCTCGTGCTCTACGATGGCCTGCGAGGCGTGCTCGACCCAGATGTGCGGGGTCGCCTGATCCTTGACGTTCGGGGCGACGTGGAAGTACGAGACACCGCCGATCGTGGCCTCCAGCCACGCCATGTCCGAGGCGGAGTCGAGGTTGTTGCCCTGCCAGATATGCCAGGTGTCCTTGTCGGCCTTGCCGTCAGATCCGAACCGGAAGCCCTCGATGGACATCCGCTCCACCTGCGCGTCGGCCACGAGCCCCATGTAGTTTGAGCGCGTCATCTTCACGATGCGCCGGAACTCTTCGCGGGCCTGCGGGGCGACCCACGGCAGCGGGTGGTCGCCGGTGTAGTAGTCGTTGAAGAAGTCGATCTCAGGGCGGCGGGTGAGCAACTGCTTGTAGAGCCTGGCCAGCCACCATTCTGGGGAGAGAGGCGTGAGTGAGTCAGCCACAGTGAACTCCCCCCTTCAGTAGCCGGATGCGCGTCCCTTGACGCGGGTGAGTTTCTTCTGCATTTCTGGCGCGCGAACAATGCCGTCGAGGCCGGTCACCAACGCCTGGATCCCGTCGATCCGCGACGTGGACTTCTGCCGGTCCGGTTTCACGGGGCGGATGTTGTCGGCGCCGTCGTTTCGGACCTCGACCACCGACGCCATCCAACGCATCACCGGGTTCTGACCGAACCGGATCTCTCGGGCGCCGAGAATCCGCTCGAGCTCCTTGCAGGCAGGTGAAAGACCCGCGTACGTCTGAGCAACCGGCACAATCTCCACGCCACTCAACTCCGCGTCAAGCTCCTGCACCATCTGCCCGGCGAACATCCTGTCGTAGGAGACCCGTTGCATGTCCAGGTGCCGGCAGTCACCGATCACCGCGGCCTTGATCGCCGTGTAGTCGATGACGTTGCCCTCGGTCAGCTCGAGGAATCCGTCGTCAACCCATTTGCGCAACGGGACGAGGAGTTTGCGCTCGAGGTCTTCGATCCGCTCCTCGGGAACCCAGAATCGGGTCAACAGGTCCAACTTGGCGCCGGGCTTGTTCGACTCGACCAAAACAGCCCAGGCGGTGAAGTCAGCCACGGCCGACAGGTCGATCCCGCCCCAAGCTCTGCGGCCGGCGAGCCCCGCCCGGTCAACGGGGAGAGCGCAGGCGTCGTACTTGGCCAGATCCAGCCAACGCGTCTGCTCACGCATCCGCAGATTCAGCGAAAGACGGCAGTATGTCGGGAAGTACGTTGGTGTCGTCTTGGCTTTCAGGGCCTCACGGCGCATGTACGCCCACGTGGGCGACTTGCCGATCCCCGGGTTCGCCTTCCGCATCGTCGCCTCGGAGAACGGGTCATCGGTCTTCTCAGCAGCCCAGATAACACCGTAGTGCCCAGTGTCCTGAACAACACTGTTAGCCACATTGCGAGTGTAGTTGTGCTTCTCGTCGTAGATGGTGCCCTCTTCGGCCTCATCCGCCGTGGTGATGAAGATGACCAACGGTTGGTCGCGGGCGCCCGTCCCCGTCTCGATCGCCTCGACCAGCGCCCGACGCAAACGCAAAGTGTGCACCTCGTCGATGATGGCGCCCGACACATTCAGACCATGCGCGGTCTCAGCGACCCGGGAAAGCACCCGAAGGATGCCACCCGTAGCGGGAACCCGAACAACCTCCTTCAGCGGCTCGACGCGCTTGCGAGCAGCGGGCGAAGTCATCAGCATCCGCTTCGCGTCCTCGAACACACGACCCGCCTGCAACGTGGAGCCGGCCACGTTGTAGACCTCGGCGCCCGCCTCACCATCGGCCAGCAACAGCACGCCCGAGATACCAGAGGACAGGGTGGACTTCCCGGCCTTCCGGGGCACCTCAACCCACGCCGAACGGGTCACCCGCACCACGCGGTCAATCTCCGCGTCGAGGTACACCCACCCAAAGATCGGCGCGAGCACCCACACAACCTGCCACGGGTCCAAACCCTCACCGAGGCGCATCGAGACGCCGGCCCAACGGCCCTTCGTGTGCTTGAAAGCACCCAACGCACGGAGCGCCTTCCGTGCCCG